GAATTAGAAAAAACTGCAATTCGTTCGGTTAAGTATGCAGACCAAGAGTCATTCTACTCTGGTCTAGATGCAGACGATTCAGTATCTACCTCCTCTGAGTGGTAATTTGACAGACTTGGGGGCAGTAGGATATAATCTTACTGCCCCCAACTATTATTGGAGATAAATGTTTCACAATCATCATTCACATTCTTACTACAGCCTACTAGACGGCTTCTCTTCTCCAGAAGAACTGCTTAAAAGAGCAGAGGAGATTGGTATGGGTGCCATATCTATTACTGATCATGGTACTTTAAGTGGTCACAGAGATTTATTAGTTGCTGCAAAGAACAGTTCTGTAAAACCTATTTTGGGATTAGAGGCATATTTTACAACAGATCGTTTGGACAAAAGAGCAAGAAAAGATCGTGCAGACGAGGATCAAATTTACAATCACTTAATTGTTTTAGCACAAAATGAAAATGGTTTGCAGAACCTGTCAAAGCTTTCAGAGATTGGGTGGAATGACGGATTCTTTAGTAAGCCCCGTATTGACTTTGAAGTGCTGCAAGAAAACTCAAAAGATTTAATTGTTTTGTCTGGATGTATGAATAGCATTATTGCTAAGGCAATTCAAAATGGCAACATGGATGCAGCAAAACGACATACAGATTGGTTCAAGCAAGTATTTAAAGATAACTTTTACATGGAACTCCAGCCACATAATCCTGCAGAGCTTAATTTACAGATGTTAAAACTAGCAGATGATATGGGAGTTAAAAGTACTGTAACTTTAGACTGTCACTATGCTTCTCCAGAAGATAAGATTGCAGAAGAAATCATGCTTATTCTTGGAACGCACCCAAAGGTTTTAAAGGAAGCGACATTTGATGATAGTAGAAAGATTAAAGACTTAATTGAAAGACTGGACTACCTATATGGTGATCGCTTTATGTCGTTTAAGGACCTAGACATATTCTTAATGGATCATAAAACTGTTCGTGACAAAATGATTGACCAAGGAATTGATAGGGATGATCTTTATGAAAACTCTATGGAGATTAGTTCTAAAGTTGGCTCCTATGACTTAAAAGAAAATCTAGACCTACTTCCAGTTGACCACAAAGACCCTAACTCAGAGCTTGAAAGATTAGCTATGGAGGGTTTGATAAAGCGTGGGTTTGGAGAAGACAAAGTTTATTTGGATAGGCTCAAAGAAGAACTTGAAATTATTAAGTCTAAAAACTTTTCTTCTTACTTTCTTGTTGTATCAGATATGATTGGCTGGTCAAAGAATAACAATATCTTTGTTGGTCCTGGTCGTGGCTCTGCAGCAGGTTCTCTAGTTTGCTATGCACTTGAAATTACAGAAGTTGATCCAATTAAATTTGGTTTACTGTTCTTTCGATTTATTAATCCAGAGCGTAACGACTTTCCAGACATTGATACTGACTATGAAGATAGAAAGCGTGGTCAAGTAAAGGACTACCTTGCTGAGCAATACAAGCACGTTGCATCTATTGCTACATTCCTAACCTTTAAGGATAAGGGTGTTGTAAGAGACGTTGCTCGTGTTTTCCATATTCCTTTGCCCGAAGTTAATAAGGCACTTAAGGGTGTTGAAACATGGGATGATTTTATTAGCGATAAATCCACTGCTGAGTTTAGACAGAAGTATCCAGAAGTAGTCAAGTACGCAGAAAGGCTTCGTGGGCGTGTTCGTGGAACAGGAATGCATGCTGCTGGTATTGTTGCTGCTAAAGATAATATTTCAAAATATGCTCCAATGGAAACTCGCAAGGATACGCAATCAGATGATCGTGTTCAAGTAGTAGCAGTAGATATGGAACAGGCTGCAGACATTGGTCTAATTAAGATTGATGCACTTGGTCTAAAGACACTGACTGTAATCCATGATGCTATGGATATGATTGAAGAGCGACAGGGAGTTAAACTAGATCTAAGAAAGATTGATTTAACAGATAGAGAAGTGTATGCAGACTTAACTGCAGGATTTACTAAGGGTGTATTTCAAGCAGAAACAACTCCCTATACAAACCTGCTTGTAAAAATGGGTGTGTACAACTTTGATGAACTTGCTGCCTCAAATGCTTTAGTTCGTCCAGGTGCCATGAATACAATTGGTGCAGAATATATTGCTCGCAAAAAAGGTAAGAAGCCAGTAAAATATTTGCACGATATTGTAAAAGATTTTACAAAAGATACTTATGGGTGTATCTTGTATCAGGAACAGGTAATGCTTGCTTGTGTGCATTTGGGTGGAATGTCTATGGCAGAAGCAGACAAGGTTCGTAAAATTATTGGTAAGAAAAAAGATGCTAAAGAGTTTGATAAGTTTAAGGATCAATTTGTTAAGGGTGCTTCAAAGCACATTACAGAAAAACAAGCAGAGTCTTTATGGCACGACTTTGAAGCTCATGCTGGGTATTCTTTTAACAAGTCTCACGCTGTTGCGTACTCTATGCTTTCATATTGGTCTGCATGGATTAAGCGTTACTACCCACATGAGTTTATGTATTCTTTGCTTAAGAATGAAAAAGATAAAGATACTCGCACAGACTATCTAATTGAAGCTAAGCGTATGGGAATTAAAATTAGACTTCCTCACATTAATGAATCAGACTTAGACTTTACCCTAGAAGAAAAGTCAATTAGGTTTGGTCTAGGAAATATTAAATACATTTCTGAAAATATTAGCAAGAAGATTGTTGATAAAAGACCCTTCTATTCTTATGAAGAGTTTATGGAGCATGCAAATAAAAAAGGTTCTGGTATTAACAGTCGTGCAATAGATGCACTAAACAAGGTTGGTGCTGCAGCATTTAATGATAACCAACGTACTGGAGAAGAAAATAAAAATTTTTATGAGTACCTTAACATCCCAGAATTTCATACTGACATTCCTAGATGGATTGAAGCATACACAAGACCAATTGAAGAATATGAAGAAGAAGGTTGCTTCCTTGTAATTGGAATGGTAAAGGCTATTAAGCGTGGTGATGGCTGGAGTCGTATTGAAGTTGTAGACAAGACAGGTAGTGTTGGAGTTTTTGATAGATCAGAAACTACTATTGAAGCTGGAAAGATGTACATCTTTTTAATTGCAGACAATAGAATTGGTGCCTTTGCTACACCAGAAGATTTAAAGGACACATCAAATCCTTTTATTAAATATTTAATGTCAAGAACATTGAGTCTTGGAGATAAAGAATACATGGTTATTAGTTTTACTCCAAGAAAAACAAAAAAGGGAGATAAGATGGCAAACGTAGTACTTGCTGATGAAGATAAAGAACTATACAGTGTCGTAGTATTTCCAACTGCATATGCAGAATCGCTAGTTAGGATGAAACCTGGTGGCGTTTGTAAGCCAGTATTAAACACAACATCAAGTGGCTCAGTCACTGTGAAAGGATTTGAAAGAGTATGAACTTAGATAATTTAGCAAGAAGCGTACATCACAATGCAACAGAAAAAGGATTTTGGGACTACATGTATGAAAATGTAGAGCCAAAGGCAGACCCATTTATTTTCTTTGCAAAACAAATTGCAATGATTCACTCAGAAGCAACAGAAGTCTTGGAAGCACTTAGAAAGCAAAAGGGACAACAAGAGGTTGTAGAAGAGCTAGCGGATATTATTATTCGTGTAGTTGACTTGTACCAGGGTCTTGTAATGGCTGGAGAAGCCAAAGACTCTCTTGAGGATGTAGTTACAAAGAAGACAATTATTAATAGCCAACGTCCAAAAATGCATGGCGTATTGGGATGATATAATAGATGCTTATACAAGATGGAGATATAAAATGACAACAATGGAAGATATTTTATCAAGGCTAGATCCAAAGACAAGAAAGCGTGTGCAGCAAGCAACAGAAGTAGAAACTGAAAAACAGCCTACTCCAAGTTTAAGCTTGAATGTTGGGCTTAAGGGTGGACTGGGTTATGGTCGTCAAGTTTTAGTTTGGGGGAATAAGTCTGCAGGTAAATCTTCTTTCTGTTTGCAGATGATTGGTGAGGCACAAAAAGAAGGAAAGACCTGTGCCTGGATTGATTCTGAAGCATCGTACTCACCTGAGTGGGCAGAAAAGCTTGGAGTAGATTCAAGTAAATTGATTTATTCTGCAGCAAAGTCTGTAAATGACATGGTAGACGTAGTTGTTGACTTGATGAATGCAGGGGTTGATCTTGTTGTTGTAGACTCTATTTCAGCACTACTCCCTGCAATCTATTTTGAAAAAGATGGTGAAGAATTAAAGTCTCTTGAAAACACTAAGCAAATTGGTGCAGAGGCAAAAGACATGACTCATGCAGTAAAAATGATGAACTATGCAAATAAAAATACATTGCTTGTTTTAATTTCACAGCAACGTAATAGTTTTGGAGGAATGCATGCAACCCATATTCCAACTGGTGGAATGGCTGTCAAGTTTTTCTCAAGCACAATTATTAAACTATGGTCATCTGAGTCAGAGGCATCTTCTATTAAAGACAAGATTGCCATTGGAGATAAGCTAATTGAACAACGTGTTGGTCGTCCAGTAAACTGGACAATTGACTATAATAAAACAGGACCACAATTCATTAGTGGGTCCTATGACTTTTATTTCCAAGGAGATGTTGTGGGGGTAGACAAAGTAGCTGACCTTGTTGACATTGCAGAAATGATGGGCATTATCGAACGTGGTGGAGCCTGGTATACTATTATGGATCAAAGATTGCAGGGTCGTGCAAAAGTTATTGACTATGTAAAAGAAAATCCAGCAGTATTTGATACTTTAGAAAGCATGGTATACAGCAAGTTATGAGCATTAACCCAGAAGATTTTATAAAGTCTTCAGAAAGACAAGCAGATATTGGCGTAGACACAATTTTTGGAACATTTATGTGTCAGGATTGTGATGAGCATTTAAGACAGGCAAAGCTCAACGAAGATGAATTGGTAATAGTTTATGTTTGTTCTAGCAATCACAGAAACGAAATTAAACTGTGAGCGAACGTGGTGAACTAAAAAGAATTGGTGCTAAGGCACATAAAAATTCTGGTCGTGGTCAATATCAAAAAGGTGACGGATCACTTGACGAGTTCATTGTTGACGTAAAAGAAGCAGGAAAAAGTTTTACTTTAAACCAAGATGTTTGGGCAAAGATTGTAACTGACACACTAAGAACTGATAATACTAAGTCTCCAGCATTGCTGTTGGCAATTGGAGAAACACAAAAGATAAGACTAGCAGTCATTGAATGGGCAATGCTAGAAGATTTAATGGAGAGAGCAAATGGAATCAACCCTTGATTATATTAGTCAGGTAACTGAGTTTAATGATATTCACGAGTTTATGAAAGATAAAGACCTTGATGAGGCAATGGCTATTGTTGTTAAGATTATGATGAAGCCAGACATTCCATCTGTTCAAGCAGTTGTTTTAATTAGCAAGTTACAGGCTATGAGTGCAAAGTTTGGAATGCTTGCAACGTGGTATACAACTGTAGAAAAGGGACCTTCTGGAAGTATTAACAATACTAAAAAGCATGTGTACTACTCTATGCGTGACTCATTAGACAAGCTTGTAGACTCTCTAAAATATATTGCAAGGCTTGGTGCATAATGGCTAGAAACTTAATTGGAACATTAACAAAGAAGCCAAGAAACACAAAACTGGATGCAAAAAAGTTTAGACTTGCAATTGGAAAAGCTTACCTAGAAGGAAAAACTGGATATATTCATAGAAAGAAAACTACCTTCTCTCCATCAACAGTTGGATATGGTCACGGTAAGTGTCCTAGATATTGGTCAATTGCTTTTGACGGTGCAGATTTTAAAGAAACGTTTAACGCTCAAGGCGTTGCTGCAATGGATAACGGTACAGATGCACACACAAGGCTTGAAAAGGTTATTGCAAAAACTGGATATCTAAAAGAATCAGAGCGTGAGATTAAACTAGACAGCCCACCAATTCGTGGCTTTATAGATTTAATTTTAGATGTTGAGGGTGAAGAGATTGTTGGAGAAATTAAAACAATTAAAGATGACCAATATACTCTAAGAAAAGATACTTCAACTGGTGCAGATAGCCATGTAGTTCAATTGCTTATTTACATGAAGGTAACTGGTGCGGAAGAAGGATTCTTTTTGTATGAGAACAAGAACACTCACGAGATTACTGTAATTCCAATGGTAATGTCACCAGAAAACTTAGATTATGTAGACTATATCTTTGACTGGATGAAAGAAGTTCGTGCTGCTTGGGAAGAAAAGAAAAACATCAAGCGTCCATTTAAGGGAGACAAAGCTCCATGCACCTATTGTCCAGTTAAAGAAGTTTGTTTTGAAAAGCCTGACGGAAGACACAAAATTGTCCCATTAGAAATTAGACAAGCATGAAAGTATGTAAAGAATGCAACTTAAAGTTTGATGCAAAAACTCATAATCAAAAATATTGTTCTGGAGAATGCTGTCGCATTGCAACAAACAAAAGAATTATGGAAAAGTACTACCAGAAAAAAGCAAGGCTAAACGGTCTTGAAAGACTTTGTGGTTGCGGATCAACTTTGAGTAGATACAACTCTGATGACACTTGCTCAGTATGTGATTCTAAAAACAAAAAAAATAAAAGATACTTGGCGATGGAGGCAATGTCAAATGTCATTAGCAGTACTAAAAAAGTCTAGTGCTCATAAAGTTTTAGGAATTGATGCTTCAACTGCCTCACTAGCATTTTGTTTGTTTGAAAATGATAAGCCAGTAAAATTTGGCAAGATGCCAATTGTAGGTGCTGACATTTATGATAAGGTTAAAGATGCTCATAGAAAGTCGGAAGCTATTGCGTCACTGGTGGATCCAGATTACGTTGCAGTTGAATCTGCAATTATGGTTAGGTCAGCAGATGCAGGACTAAAGATTGCTATGATCGTTGGTGCTTCATTAGCAGCACTACTAAAACCTGAAACAAAAGTAATTACTGTTGCTCCAATTCAATGGCAATCCTTTATTGGAAACAATAATCCAACTAAAGCAGACAAGGCTAACATTAGACTACAGTTTCCAGACAAGACTGATAGTTGGTATAAGGGTAAAATAAGAGAGAATAGAAAGCAAAAAACAATGGACTACTTTAATAATAAGTTTAACATAAGTGTTACAGATAACGACACTGGTGATGCTATTGGAATTGCCTACTACGCATATAATAAACTTACGGAGAGATCATGAAAAAACTTTATCAGTCAAAAACCTGGCTTACAAAAAGATACATTATTGATAGAAAAACTATTGAAGAAATTGCCAAAGAGTGTGAGACTAGTCATCAAACAGTCTATAGATATTTAGTAGAGTTTGACCTAATTAGAAATCAAAGAAAGTGGTCACGATGATTGAAAAAAATATTTGGCAAACCTATGAATGTAAAAAAGAAGATTTACCAGCATATGCACTAGAAGGAATAAACTCTTGGGTGACTCAAAATCCTTCTTGGGAGCACAACTATATGAGTGCAGAAGATAGAGAACACTTCTTTAAATATGAATATAGCACAGAGGTTTACGACACTTACATGAAAATGCCAATGGGCGTTATGAAAGCTGGACTTTGGAGATTTGCAATCTTACATGCTTATGGTGGAGTTTATGCAGACTTAGATACAAACTGTATTAGTAAAATTTCTAGATGGTTCCCACAAGGATATGAAATGGTAGTTGATATTGAAGGAGACACACCTTGGTATGCAACACAAGTTATTGCAGCAAGATCAGGTCATCCATTCTTAAAAGATGCAATGGATTTATGTGTTGAAAGAGTAAAGCTGGGGGACTGGAGCATTCCTAACATGGTTCATTACTATACAGATGTTGCAATGTTTACAGATAGCCTAATGAACTCAATGGGGCTTCCACCACACGAAGGTGACTTAAGATTAAAGGCAGCAGAGTATAATGAGTCTAAACTAGCACAAGAAAATAGGTTCTTTGCTTTTTCTGGAGACAAGGCAAGGTGCTTGCTTGATAGATACGTTCAGCATTTATACTGGGGAGATACTGGTCGCAAAGAAGGATACATTGCTTGGAAGGCAGACCCACTAGTAAACCAATCCTATAAAGATGGGTTTGATCCAAAAGACTGGAAAGAGTAATGCCTACAGTTGGAGTTCTTCCTGCATCAGGAAAGGCATCTAGGATTGGTGGAATACCAAAATTTTGTTTGCCTATTAGTGATGATAGATGTTTGTTGCAGTGGCATGTAAATCAAATGCTTGAGGTATGTGATGAGGTTCGTGTATCAACACGACCTGAGTGGGTTCCAATTATTCAAAACATGGACATGAACATAAAGCTTATTGTTAGAGAGCCCTCAACCATGTCTGACGCAATTGATTTTATGATAGGCGACTATAATGACACTGTGCTTATTGGAATGCCTGACACTTATATCTTAAATTCAACAAAGAACATTTACTCAGAGCTTATGAAAAATCAAGACAACGCAGACTTAGTTTTAGGAGTTTGGAATTGTCCAGAAGAACTTAGAGGAAGAGTTGGTCAGGTATCTTTACGAGACAATAAAGTAGTAGCTTCAAAAGATAAAACAAATGATTGCGACTATGAATATTTGTGGGGCACTTTACTTTTCCGAAAAAATATGATAAGATATGTAGACCCAAGTAGAAACCATCCAGGAGAACAAATTCAGGAGTGGATAACATCAAGGTTTAATATTCAAGCAGTTAGAAATGACGGAGAATACATGGATATTGGTACACTAAAAGGTTTAAAAGATCTTTACAGAAGAATGGAAAATTAGATGCACGAGTATGAGGATAAGTTTCATATTGAGGTAGATCAAGTAAATCATCCTGCACACTACACAACTGATCCATCTGGAGTTGAGTGCATTCAAATTACACGTCATAGAAACTTTAACATTGGTAATGCTTTTAAGTATCTTTGGAGAGCTGGAATTAAGGATGACAAAAAACAAATAGAAGATTTGCAAAAGGCAATCTTTTATATTAATGATGAAATTAATAGGCTGGAAGGAAGATAATGCCCACCTATGAATACACTTGTGTAACCTGTGATAACTCTATTGAAAAACCAAATGTTAAAGTTGACGATAGAGACCATCAGCAATGTGAAAAATGTGGTAATGTTCTTACTAGGAGTTGGACTCTTGGAAATGTTTCTGTATGGGCTCCAACTGCTGGCGGATATAGATAATGGCTAAAACAAAAACTGTAATTAAGTATAATCCAAACTGGGATGTAAAGTTTGAACACCAGCATGGCAAAGACCTAATTGTTCCAGGAACACCTCTTAAAATAAAGAATGTTCGTGGAGACTTTAAGTTTGAAAAGTATGTAAAGAACACCGATTCTGGTATGGAATGGATTGATGTTATTGGTCCCACTGGATATAGGTCCTTTTATTTGTGGGATTTAAAGGGTATAATTAAACCTAAGAAGAAAAGGATTAAGAAGAATGGCAGCGGAAATTGAGCTAGCAGA